CAGAACGTGCCGAAACAGTAGATAACCTTGCCCAAGGCGAGTCAGCCGTGGTGAGCATTAAAGATGCTTTGGTGCAAGCCTACGAGGAAGCAGAATACTTTGAACCCTCCGAAAATGACGGCATTGGCGGCAAGGCGTATGACGAAGAAAACGCCCGTATTAACAAATTAACGCCCTTTGAACGTGCAAAATCTGATTATTGGGTCAAGCAAAAAGTGACTGCAAAACGTCAAGACCGTGAGGGTAAAGAATGGTATGCCACACCTGAACCCGTTGGCCTGTTTATGGTTAATTTATCAGGGGCGCATAGTGGCGATGATATTTTAGAGCCGTCCGCAGGTGATGGGGCTATTGGCCGTTATATGCCAAGCGATGCAAGTGTGACGTTTATTGAGCCAAGCGAATCATTGGCAAGCCGTGCGCGTATGAATAACACCAACGCTAATGTGATTGTTGATGACTTTGAAAGTCATGGCTCAAATAATAAATATGATTCTATTGTGATGAATCCGCCATTTGGTCAAGGTGGAAGTATCGCAATTAAGCACTTGGTAAAAGCATTTGAACATTTGCGAATTGGTGGGCGTGTGGTTGCCTTGTTGCCAAGTGGCAATATGGATAATTTGATTGTTGACTATTCAAACAAAGGCTATTTTGCAGGGATTTACCAAGTAGCAGAATTTGCTTTGCCTAGCTCAACCTTTAAAAATGCTGGTACGGCGGTAAATACTAAAATTTATGTTTTTGAGAAGCACGAAAACAAAAGCGATGTTACAACAGGTTTTGTTAGCAAAGACCTATCGCATTATGACGATATTGAAGACCTTTTTGATGCTATTGAAAACATCAACATTAAGCCGCGTAAGCCGCGTATAGACGAAGCCTTAGCAGAATATGGACTTGAGATTTATCCTGACCGTAGCAAATACATTATCACGGGTGAGGGATTAAAGCGTAAAGACATTACCAGTAGGCTTTTCGGGTCATATATAGAAAAAAACAAAGACGGTGATGTGGTCGAAAAATATAACCGTAGCACTGCCTTTTTGAAGTGGCTCAAAGATTCGCAAATACCCACCATGGCGCAATTTAATAACGGGCTAAGTGCAAACAATTTGCCGATTAAGTACCAAGGGCAAGTCGATAAATACAACACTTGGGACGGTGTAGGCGATATGCCTGTTTGGTTAAGTGTTGCTATGAGAGTATCTGATGTTGAGTTAGAGCATTTTGCCGTAGAAAAGCCTGTTTATGATGCGGTTGGTGGCATTGACCCACAAGCCATTCTTGCCGCCATGCGCCAAGCATTAGACGTGCCTAGTGATGAAAATATACAGGCTTTGGCAAGGGAGGCAGGGCTTGTGATTAAACCAGTCATAACCAATGGTTTTGTAAAAAAAGGAGCTAGTCGTTATGAGTATATTATTTGGGGTGTGCCAAAAGATGGAAGTTTAGAGGAACTTTTATTTACCCAAAATCAACAAGGCGAAGTGATTGCAACAATCGAAAAAGCCAAAGACATTAAAGCACTACTTGAGGATAAATATGGCGTAACAAAGGCGCGTATTCAAGAAGTGGATTTAGGTGGTGGTTTTGATTTTTCTAAAGAAATAGCACAACCACAAAACAGTGCAAGCGGACTTTTTGGTGATACAGACACCTTTGAAAACAAAGACGTAGTTAGTGAGTATGAAATTTTTGCTAAATACAAAAATGAGATTGCCACTGATATAGTGAAAGAGATTGAACGGGTTAATAAGGTCAAAGATAATGCAAGAAGACAGGGACGGCGTTCAAAAGCAGAGCCTAATCGTGCAAAAGTAGCTGAAAAATATGGATTAAGTGCTAAAGGTTGGGGTGTATTTGACAAGATGTTTGGTAGTGCTATTTATGAAGATATTAAGCACGCATTTTCTCTTGGGGATAAAAAAGCAACATCAAATGAGATTCATAAGGCCGCAATTGCTTTTGTTGATGATTGGCTTGCCAAAAATAAAACCACCCACCAATACGATGACATAGGCAGTTTTAACTTTACCCCTGCTATTGATTTTGACTCAACACTAAAAGCCATAAAAACGGCTTTAACAGATAGCAGTGAGAGCAACATCAAACGCCTTGCTATGTTAGCAGGCTTAACACTCAAACAAGCCGAGCCTGATATTGAGCTTGATATGTTTGGCGACCCTATACAAAGTCAAGGTTTTGATTTATTTGGAGACCCTATTCAAGATGGCGATGATTCACCCGTTGAAGAATTGCCGCGTTTAGCCGTGGTTGAATTGCCATTAAGCAAATTAAGTCTATCCGAAGATGTGCCGCAATTTAAGAGTGGTGCAGACGATGAATCAGGTGTAGTTGAAGCATTGGGCGGAAAGTTTGACCGTACAGGCGTAGCACCTATTCAAGTGTGGGAACGTGCGGACGGACGCTTAGAAATCATATCAGGCCGTCACCGTACTGACTTGGCGCGTAGAAGTGGTGAAAAGACAATCCCTGCCCAAGTACACAAAGAGTCAGAGGGCTTTACCGCTAAACAAGCCATGATGCTCGATGCCGAGTTAAACATTCGTGATGGACAAGGCAAGGTAAAAGATTATGTTGATTACTTTACGCATAGCGAGATTAGCGAAGATGAAGCGGAGCGTAGGGGCTTAATTGCGCGTCACATTGGCCAACGTGCTTTTACTATTGCAAGCAAGGGGAGCGAGGAGTTAAAAACCTTGCATCGTAACGAGATTATCAGCGACCAAGCAGCCGCAGAGATTGCCAACATTGCACCAAGCAATAGCGCAATGCAAGCCGTTGGTTTGCGCGTATTACAAGAGCATAAACCACTTAATAATGCACTTAATACGATTCGTGCGGTAATGGCATTAACACGCGAAAAAGGCCAAGAACCTGATACTTTTGACTTGTTTGGTTTTGATGATAGCGCGTTAAAAGAAGCCGAGGCCATGGCGCGTATTGCAAGCCGCAAACAGCGACAAATAGCAGAACAGCTTAATGCAATTAAAGGCGCGGTTAAAAATCCTAAACTTGCCGCTAAACATGGCGTAGTAGTTGAAAACGAAGCAGACGCATTAGCCAAAGTACAAGCCATGACAGCGCAAAAAGCACGATGGGATAACTGGTCAAGTTATGCTGATTTATTGGCAGAAGTCAGAAACGAGTTAAACAACAAATTGGACTCTGTTTTTGATGAAGATGATTATTACTGGTTATGCCAAGAGGAGTTAGTAGCTTAGTTTTTTGATTTAAGCGAGAGTTGCCCACCTTAAAAAAGTGGGCTTTTTTTGCAAAATTCAAATACCCGTAAAGTCGGGTATTTGAGAAAAGAACTTTTTGAAATTTCTAATTGTTAGGAATCCTCACTTTTAAAAACAAAACGCGGCAAATATGGTGGTTGATATTGAATCTGAAAACCTCCACACCACACCTAGACCACCCTAAAAAGTGGGCTTTTTTGCGCCTTTCAAAAATGTAACCCTCAAAAAAACCATGTTTTTTATATGCCAACATAACGCTATCCAAACCAAAAATCCTATTTAATGAGATAGAGGATAGTTTTATGACACGCATTTATGCAAATCCAAATACAGCCGAAGTAGGCAAATACTTTGAAGCAGCAAAAGCACGTTTAGCCGATGGTGCAAAAAGCACCCGTGATGTGTTTGATTCGATTGATAATGACCACAGCGTAAAGACCCCGACTGCCTTGGCAGGTGTTTTTGAAAAGTTAAACGATAACTTTCATAAAGACGTTTTTGATTCTGTGCTTTGTGGTATGGACGCTTACCGCCAAAATCACGGTTGCGATGCACCTGCCGATGTTATCGAGCAAGCATTACATAACGCCAAAATCTCACAAATGGGTTTAAAAGACTTAAACATCCGCCTTGACTCTGCAACCGAGTCACACATGGACGCTTACTCTTTGCAACCTAATCGCGCTACTGTGTCGATTTTGTCTGCAATGGCCGAAGCTATCCCGTTTGCTGGTTACTTCCCAGCCGATATTCGTTCTAACGAAGCGCGTAGCCTTATCTTAAAAAACCGTGCTACTAAAGATTGGGGCGGTTATGGTAATGGCGGTTCACTTGATGGTGTTGCTAATGGCGACCCGTACATTATGCCTAATCGCTTGCTTGCTTTGACAACTGGCAACCAAGCGAACTACACAGGTACAGCCCGTGCAAAATATGTAAGCGGTAGCCGTACTGTAATGGACGGTGCAAGCGCAGGTTTAACTTTAATGGCTGGCCGCACCGTGATTATGGTTAATGGCTTACCGTTTGCGTATGACCAAAAGTCAGGCGGTTTAGGTGGTACAACCTCTATTAGTGGGACTGCTATTGTTGGCGTAACAAGCCATGCAATCAGCGGCACGGTAAACAATGACACAGGCGCAATCGCTGTTTTGTTTAACCCTGCCTTACCTAATAATACATCTGTTATTGCCGAAGTGTTTGTTGACTATGAGCGTAATACAGCCGCAATCCCGACCTTGGGTTTTGATACTGAATCTTACGCTTATTTTGCCGCAGGACACCGCGCCTTAACCGAGTTGACTATTGATACACAAGGTCAAGTGCGTAACGAAATGAACTTAGACCCAGCGTCTAATAGCTTGTTTAGCTTGCGTACTCAGTTGACCAATGAACAGCATTACTACGCTTTAAATTTAGGTATGTTGGTAGCTGCAAACAATGCAACCACACATGACTTTAATTTAGCCGCGCAATTTGCCGCTAAAAACGTCTCTGAAATTTTCATGGATGTTGAGCAAACTTTGTTTACTGTTGACCAACAAATGATTGCCGACACGTTAGACCACGGCATTACACATTTGTACGTTAATGACCAATTAGGCGGCATTATTTGCTCGTTGCCTAATACCTTGTTTGAAAAATCAGGTGTTAGCCCCCGTGCAGGTATTTATCGCTTAGGCCGTTTGTTTGGTAAGTATGAAGTTTACTTTACACCAAAAATCGTGACAGGCAATAAAGCCGCAGGTACAGCGTCTATGTTATGCGTAGGCCGTTCTAATGATGTAGGCCGTAACCCGATTGTGATGGGTGATGCTATTGCACCTATGTTTATTCCATTGGCTACTAATTCTGACTTGATTATGAAGCAAGCCTATTATCAGCGTAGCTTTTTGAATCTTAACAAACACATGGCAAGTGCCAAAGGTTTTGCCCGTGTTGACTTTATTAACTTACCTATTTTGTAAGGTAGTTAGTTATGGCGATTAAAAAAAAGCCAGTCACTATGACCAAGCGTGTTGACATAAACGCTTGGCCGCGTGAGGTAACGATTCAAAATAATACGCCTTTTACCATGACCGAAAAGGTAAAAAGTATTGTGCTTGAGTCAGAAACCGAAACAGTGGTGACGGTATCAGAGTCAGAATTTATGAGAATTAAGCATAACTTTATGCAGTTAAACCTATTGAGAGATTGGGATAACGGCTTGGTGGTGATTGATTCCGTAGGAGTAGAAAATGGCGATGTTTGAACGTCAAATTGGTGAACAGTCGGGTATTCAATTAAACCCTACTGTTGACCGTACCGATGGCGTGGCAGGTTTTGGAGACCAAACAGCCGCGATTGTAGGTAGTTTTAGCCGTGGCCGTATTGATAAGCCTTTTTGGGTGGATGGCCAAACATTAAGAGCAAAATTAGGTGCGGCGGTATCGTTAAATAAGTCTTTATTAAATGAGGCGTATTTACACGTTTTTGAAGCCTTGCGTAATGGCGCACAACAAGTGTTGGTGAGTCGCTTGCTACGAGAAGAAGTGACGAATGATTATGTGGTCATTCAAATTGATGCAGCAGCAGGTGCGCTACAAACCGAAACAGGCGAACCGATTTTAGATGGTGCTGGCGACCCTATTACGATGGGTAATACAGGGATTATCACCACAGCCGCCAGTATTGCCAGTGGCTTTGCCGATGAATTAGCAATTGCCTTTAAGCTCTTAGACGGCATTAACGAGGGCTTTGTTGTCCGTGCTAATTTTGATGCTTACGATGACGTGGACGCTTACGACGTTACAGGCTTAATCTTTAATCCAAAATCGTTGCGTTTAACGATTGAGATTTTAGACAAAACTAGCGGCCAAGTGCTTTATCGTGCGATTGGTGCGGTACACCCTGATTCTGTTGATGAGTTTGGTCAAACACGCTATATCGGTGACTTAGCCAGTGATGTGTTTGTGTTTAGTGTTGGCAATATGCCCAATGCAGGGTATCAATCAGCACTTGAAGATAGCACAATGGGCGTAATGGCAAACGGAACACGTTTGTTTGTGCGTGAATCGGTTGACCCCTTTAACCATATTGACACTGCCTATACTAATACCGAGTTGGATGTGGCGTGTGATGCCTTGCGTTATACCAACGAAGATTTTGGCTATATCATGGGTGGTGGTACGCAGTCTGTGCCGTTGCTTACTCGTTTAATTGCCTTGTCTTATAACACCGAAACGCTATTAGCGATTGATGTACCAAGCGATAAAAACGAAGAAGACGCTATTACATGGGTTAATGCCTTAAATGTAGATAACTTTTTGATAAGTTGCTATTGGACACCCTTAAAATGTGATGAGCCTATTAACGGTGGTAAACAGTCATGGGGTAGCAGTGGCGCACAAATTGGCCTACGTTGTAACCGTAATGCGCGTGTTAATAGCATTGGTTTTGCGCCAAAAAATAATCCGATTGCAGGTAAAAATTGGCCGTTGCCGCGTACTGGTATTACTCAGTTGCGTACACCAACAGCCAATCAATTAAGCAACCTTGCTAAAGCTAAAATCAATCCTGTGATTTTGGATAAGTTTAGTGATGGTAGTCGTTACACATTCCGTGACTCGTTGACCATGGCGCGTACTTTAATCAGTAAGCGTAAATTGATTACCACGGCTGAAATGTCAGCACACATGAATCAAATTGCGGTACGGATTGTTAAAGACTACTTACAGCAAGGCATGACTGTTGCTATTGCCCGTAGCCGCGCACAAATTGAACGATTATGTCAAAACGCAGAAGCAAGCGGCTGGCTTGTGCCAAGTCGTGACCCTCAATTCTTAGGTTTAACTTATACGCTTGAATTAAAGCCTAATGAGTCGCGCCCTAATGATTGGATGGATGTTCGTTTTTGTGTGTCGTTTGATGGTGTGGCGCGTGTTGCCATTATTGAACAAACTATTATTTAATCAGGGGTAAAAATACCATGAGTGGATTAAGAGAGTTATTAGAAGGCCGTTTGTACACCCCTCAGCAAGTTGAGGCAATCACCAACGGCAAAACATTAAAAGAGCGTTTTGACGCGGCAAACACTGGCAAAGAAATGAATCCTACCTTGGATAAATTAGTAGCTGTGGCTGCAATGGCTGATATTCGCACCAAAGCCGCCTATGCCGTGCAAACATGGGCAGAAACGGACGATTTAGACAAAGGCGAGTCTTTGTATGACCGTTTAGATGCTTTAGTCTCAGCCATTGCCGATGGCGGTATTGATTTAGATGGCAACCCTGCAACCGATGATACGGACGATGTGTATATGGTTGCGATTCAAGCCGCTAGTGATTACATGAGTGCGTTAGGTGCGGACGATGGCGATTTAGAAACTTTGTTTAATGGCAAGGATGATGATGCCCGTGATGAAGCCGCTAATCGCTTGATAGAGTTTTTAGTTGACTCTATGGGCGATGAAGACCAAGCCGAAGATATGCTTAATGCCTTTGCGTTTGATATGGATAGCGATGGTAGTGTTTTTGACAGTGCTAACTTCAAGAAAATCCCTGTTATTCGTAACGGCAAAAGAACGATGATGAAAAAACGTCAGGGACCTAAGCAAAAACGCACGCCAAAGCAAAAAGCCGCGACATTAAAGATGGGTCGTAGGGCGCACTCTAGCCAAGCCAATGCACGCCGTCAAAAGTCGTTAAACATTGGCAAGAAGATGAATTTGTACTAACAGCTAACTTTGTGCTTATTTGTAAAAAGGCTGCCAAGTGCAGCCTTTTTAATGCTTTTGAAAGATGTAACCCTCAAAAAAGTGCTTATTTTTTTGCCATACGATAAGACGGCAGGCTAGGCCGTACACCGAACAAAGACGCGCCCATCGTCTTTGCCTGCATTATTTTTATGTGGGCATACTAATCAGCCCCTTAATTGGGGCTTTTACTATCTGTAACCTCTCAAAAAACACCCTTAAAAATCATTCACAATAACCGCTATTAGTTTATGTTTTGAGTGATAACCACCATGAATAGCCCTTTGTTATTTGACATTAAAGACCTTAGCACCGAAGCCGACAGCATGAAACGCTTAATTAAGATGTTTTCTCAGCTTGGCGAAACATTAGTCAGCCATGACGTAGAAAAAACCTTAAAACGCAGTGCTGGCATTACCTACAAAAACGTAGATTTAACCTTTGCCGATAGCCAAACCGTTACCCTTGCTATAAAAAATACAGGTGATATTTGGCAAGTTAAAGTTAATAACAAATTAACCCCGTTACGCAATCAAGACGCGCATAAACCCGAAGCTGTTATTCAAGAAATTGTGCAAAAAATCAAAGCAGGGCGCACCGCCTACCAAAAAGCCTTAGCAAATAAAGTTAAAGCCGATGATGTGGTAAAAGCCGCTAGAACATCAGGCTTAACAAACACGCAAAAAATGCGCGTTGCGTCTTTAGAGCAACAAGTATCTGCTATTGACGCTTTAATTGTTGAGCGTAGCGCATATAAAGCCCAACTTGAGGCGGAGTTAGCTTAATGGCAACACTTGGCAGTCAATGGGGCGGTGAAAATTACGGCTTAAATAAACACTTGATTGCCAAGATTTACCCTGTTGATAAAAACGGCAAGCCCGAAAATCCAAGCACTGACAACACCGTAATTGCACCTTTGACCGATGGCAATATAGACGTGTCGCTTAACTGGAATAGTGCGTTTGAAAACACAGGGACAGACGCTAAGTATTCGTCTATTAGCCAGTTAATCCAAAGCGGCCAAGCAAGCACCTTATTTGCTTTGTTGGCTGATTTTATACCGCAAGAGGCGCAAGGCATTATTGGTGATGCAAGAAACACCCTTGAAGCATTAGGCAATGAGGCAAAAAACTTAGAAGGTCAAACAGGTATTACCAAGCTCAATAGCCGACAAGTGTTTTCGGGATTGCCACCGATTAAAATACCTATCACGATGTATTTTAGGGCGTGGGCAAATGCTCAAGACGAAGTTGAAAGCCCTATAAACCAATTATTTGCATGGGCATTACCTCAAGAATTGGCGGACGAAAGCGCGTTTGTAAATGTGATTAAAGATGTACAGGCAGGTAACGCTAGAAAAGCGTTTAACGATGTATTCCCCTCAAAAATACCTAAGTTTGTTGCCCTAGAATATGGCGGTAGAACCTACACCCCTTTAGTGATTGAAAGTATTGGTCATCCTTTGGTTTTGCCACGCTCAAAAGATGGCGAGATGTTAAGCGCGTCTGTGCAATTAACTTTGGCTACGTTGACGGCATGGGGCAAAGATGATTATGCGCGTAGTTTGAGCATTAAAAGCGATGCTGGGCTAGACGTATTTTTGCGTGATAGTGGGTTTTAATTTTTAAAAATATAAGGTTTTATTATGCTGCTAATTCCTCAACTACAATTACCACACGCTAATTTTGATATGCGAGAGCTAACAATTGGCGAGGCTATAGGCTTGGTTAAACTTAATCCAAGCGCACATGAACACACCACCAGTCAGTTTTTATCTTGTGTTTTAAGTGGCATAAACAGCCGCGAATTAACCGTGCAAGAGCGTTATTTGTTGGTAGCACAATACATATCCGCAACCTGTGTAGGCGAGTCAGATTTTCCGATTGGCGATAGTGCCAAGTATTCTGATTATTTACGCATGAATCACTCGTTAAGCCTTGAGCCTATTGCATTGGGTTTTGATGAAGATTGGCAATTAAGCCCTCTGTTTGGATGGCAAGCCGAAGCCTTAGAAGATGTTTGCCACTCATGGCAAGACTGGATTTTTGGGTGCATGGCCGCGCAGTTGGCAACATTAGATGAATTTAAAAAAGAAGATTACCCTACCGTAAATACCCCTATTGCCTTTTACAAAGACTGGTTAAAAGAGCGCATTACGATTTTTAAAGCCTATCCCGAACGTGATTTTGCAGAACTGTATCACGCTTTTTTAATTGGCCTTGAGCAGTTAAATTTTTATTTTGAATTAGGTTTTGATAACGAAGGTTTGGTGTGCTTGCACAAGGAGGGTCATGGCGTTGCGCCAGCCCGATTTCAAGTATCCGACTGTCTCACTGCAACAGCAATCAGCTTTAGTTGATAGTTGGGTAAGTGCGGCATTGTCTTTGTCGGGTAGTGCTGGACTTGTAACCCTATCCTATAACGAGGCTTTAAACATGGCATTATCAGACTTGAGCGATATTTTTGATAGCCAAGGCTTTAAGCAACTGCAAAAAGCGAAAGAGGCAGAAAATCAATTATTGATTGCCCCTTTAGAGCGACTTAATGAAGTAATTCGCGGTTTAAATAATTTAGGCAAGGCATTAAGCCATAGATAGAGAGATTGAATCATGGGTATATCAGCAAATAACACACACTTGGTTGCTATTGCGCCAACAACCGCTATTGCTACGTCAGAGCCGTTTGAAATTCGTGCGTCAGGCAGTATGCAAAATCCAATTAACTACTCGGTGATTAGTAGTCCTTTAGGAACAGGCGAAGAGGTTGCAGTACAGATATGGAACGAGGCAAGCCAGTCTTTTCAGCCATTTAACCGCGAGGGTGAGGCGGTAAAATTAACTAAAGATAATGATTGGTTAGCCTTAGACAGCCTTAGCTTGCGTGTGCGTTTTGTTAAAACTATTACCGCGTTGCCTGTTGGTGTTGCCTTGGTGCAGCCCCGTGCTGTTATTTAAGGGGTTAATACTATGACGGCAATTATTGTTGATGGGGTGCAGTTGCACGGTACGCGCAAGGTGATTATCCCTGCTACAACAAGTGCCGTCACAACCGACCCGATAGAAATACGCGATTTAGTCAATTACACCTTTACTAGCACCACCTTGCAAACAGGTGAAGAAATTCTAGTAGATATTTACGATTTTAGTTTGCCTGTACCTGATTGGCAGCCTTATATGCTGAATGGCAGTGCTGTAAAACTTGCTAAAGATTATGAGCAACTGCAATTAAGCGCATCGTCTATTTTAGTGCGATTTGTTAAATCTATAACCGCAAGTGCCGTTGGTTTAACTATGTCAAACCGATAGGAGGTTGCTGTGCTAACAATTGAAGGCTTACAAAGTGCGTGCAAAACACAACAAGGCAAAGAGCGTTGCGTTGTATTTGCTGCATTGTTAGCAGAAATAATGCCAATTTGGACAATTAACACACCGCAACGCCAAGCCATGTTTATTGCTCAGGTGTTACACGAAAGTGGTGAGTTTAGATACTTAGAAGAGCTTGGTAGTGATAAGTATTTAAGCAAGTATGACACAGGGTCATTAGCCAAACGACTAGGCAATACGCCTGAAGCCGATGGTGATGGCCAACTTTATAAGGGGCGCGGTCTTATTCAAATTACAGGCAAAGACAACTATCAAAAGTGTGGCCATGCCTTGCAATTACCCCTATTGAAAAATCCTGACTTACTTGAAGTACCACGCCATGCCGTAGCTAGTGCGTGCTGGTTTTGGTTTGATAAAAAATTAAATAAACAGGCGGATTTAAACGCTATTACCGCGTGTACCAAGATTATTAACGGCGGCACGAATGGGTTAGACGACCGCAAAGAATACTGGAAACGTGCGAAATTAGCCTTGGGGATAGCGTGATGCCAGAAAAAACCTCTTTTTCTGCCCCCTTTGCTGATTTATTAACTTACGCATGGGTGTTTGGTTTAGCCATGCTTGGTGGGGCTGCTAGTTTTGTGCGGAGGGTGCGTAATGGTGAGGCCAAGTATTACAACATCATTGGATTGATTGGCGAATTGGTTGTTAGTGCGTTTGCTGGATTGGTCACTTTCTTTTTATGCCGTAGTGCAGGTTTTGATGAGATGCTAACGGCTGCATTTATTGCGATAAGTGGTCACATGGGGACACGCATTATTTTTAAGTTTGAAGCGTATTTAGTCAAAAGATTTGGCTTAGATAATGAATGTGAATTACCAAAAGAGGATTCAAGAAAATGATTACTGGTTATCCAAAAGCAATTATTAGCCAAGATAATGGTCTTAATATATTTAATGGCGGTAGTGCTGTTAGCTCTAGCAATCCGTTGCCTGTTGTTTCAAAGAAATCCAAACGAGTGTCTGTCGCAGGTTTAACTGTTACAAATGGTGCGTATTCTGCTAAAGATGTTGTTGGTGGGTTAATGACGTTCACAGGAGCTTTAACTAACGGTGTTGATACTGGGGTTTTACAAGCAATTAGTATGGATTTAAAATCTGCTCAGACTGCTGTATTCGTCCTACATTTGTTTAAATCACAACCCTCCACAATTGCTGATAACGGTATATTCGCTTTAACAACAGCGGACTGCTTACTGAAAATTACCTCCATCCCTGTAACTTGGGTTGCAGCAAACGGGTCGGGTAGTGAAGTAATGTCTTGCTATTTAACTTCATCTTTGAACATTCCGATTGAGTCTACTGGTGGGGTTATCTACGGATACCTAGTCTGTGATTCTGCTGTCACATTTGCTAGTACATCAAGCCTTGTTAATGTAACTTTGGGGGTGCAACTTGACTAAACAATTTCGGGGTTTGGCAAATTATCCACAACCTTTCGTTATAGCGCATCGTGGTAGCTCTAATGTAAACCCTGAAAATTCTTTGTCGGGTTTTAACAATATTGCTTCTATAAATTTACCTGTTGAATTGGACTGCATTACACTGACTTCAACGGAGGAATTAGGGGTAATGCACGATAGCACTGTCAATAGAACAACATCTAGTACAGGAACAGGGCAGAACCTTACATTAGCTCAATGGCAAGCTTTACGCTTAGACCCGACAACTTATTTAGGGGCTGGATATTCTGATACAGAACCACCCCCTATTTTCTCAGACGTTTGTGGAATGATTTCTCATCGTGGGATTATTCTACCTGAAGCCAAAAACGCAGGAAGTGGTGCGTTGATTGCTGCTCATGCAAAACGCATCGGGTTGAAACGTAATCAGATGATTGTGGGGTCTTTCTCTTTGCCTGAATTAGTTACTCCAGCTAGATATGGGTATGACTGTCTATACTTAGTAAGCCTACTGGCTAATGTTTCTAACTGGCAAGCGATTAAAGATTTAGGAATAAGTTTTGTTGGCTATGGGGCAAATGCGGCTGGTGATGAAACGGCAATTTCTAATGCTAAAGCAGTTGGTATTGGTATTATTCGTTACACATTAAATCGTCGAGCGCAGTTTGCTTATGAAGTGTCTCTGGGTTGTGTTGGCGTTATATCAGATGAAGCTGAGTATTTATCTCGCAGTACAGCAATAGCAACACGCGACACATTCACAGCAGACGGCAAGTGGATGAGTGGCATGATTGCGAATAACGGCAACAGAGGCTTAATCTATGCTGGCTATGTGTGGGGATTTGCTGCGGCAGTTGGCGCAACATATTCTGGCGCGTTAATGGGTTGGGCTTGTCCACTGGCATCACCAACGAATTTCACACTTAGCTTTACTTTCAAGCACGAATCTCTATATGCAGGTGACATATCTAGATGGGGAAGCGCGTTTATCTGTGCTGACGATGATACGGAACACAAAGATTTATCCACAGATGAAATACAAGGCTACCACATCTTAGTTCGTGCAAATGGACAAATGCAGATATATAAAAAAGCCAAAGGCGGTGCAGCGTCACAAATTGCAACAAGTTCGGGCACAGCTTTTACCATCGGTAATTTTGTAACCATCTCTATTACGGTAACACCAACAACTATCACCGTATCTCGTAGTGACACGGCTCAAACAACAACGGTTACTGATGCAGCATATCGTGGCGGCTATTTCCATCTTGGACGAAATGGTTGTTCTGCCAAGTTTAAAGACATTATTATCACATGAGTTCTTATAACTTAGCCGAACGCATTAACTCTAAAGTCAATGCGTCAGTCACTTACAAAACAGATTTAGAGCAATATGACACGCCTGAATTTTGGAAAGAGGCTGGCGCATTTGGCGATTGTGAAGATTATGCTTTGCTCAAGCGTCATCGATTGATTGAATCGGGCTTTGCTCGTAAAGACCTACACTTGGCTTTGTGTTGGGATGAAACAGAGGCTTATCATTGTGTGCTGTTGTGTAGAACGGACAAAGGATGGTTTGTTTTAGACAACAGGCATCCATTGCCGATGATTCCGAAACAATGTAAATACGCTTGGGATAAGGCATTAGATGAGGTGGACGGCAAATGGTACGTTTTATCGTTTTGAGTTTATTGCTTGCTTCTTGTGCTGTTACATCCGAAGATGCGCCGAAGATGGGGCAAGAAGTAGATCCGCCTTACGGGTGGAAATATACTTACTGCCCTAACCATCAAAATGAGATTGGGTGTGAAAACTTTTAGCATATAAAAATCGGTGTACTTATTTCAGCATTTGCAGTTAAAACAACAACTTGCAAATGCTGAAATGTGTTATACACCGATGATAGGTGTCTAATACCGAGTTATACGCTTATTTGTTTGCCTCAAAAAACGCCTGTGCAAACTTTTGAGAACAAAGAGAGCGAAACTCCATATCGTTTTTCGGTTCGGGCAATCCTTGAAACTCCGCTATCAATTTGAACGCAGATTTGTGTAATTGATACATCTGCGGTTTTCCTGTTGCTCTATTGTGTTTGGTGTTTGAGTGGCGAACATAAAATCCGTCAATTTTCGGTACATCTTCCCAATTCTTATAAATCTTTGTTGGGGCGTTGAATATCCCCCATAAAGCTGTTTTCTTAGACCACGCAGAACCAAACTCGTAGGGCTGGTAAATCATCTGCGGTTCACCTAAATAATCTTTTAGTTTCCCTGTCGCAGGGTTTTCAATCACCCAAAACTTTGGTTTTGCTTCTTTGATAATTCTTTGGCAATGCCTGACCAAAAACAACCCTTCTTCACCTAGCCGTGCTTTGCCTCCGCTTCGGGCTATTGAAAATTCTGTGCATACAGGATTAGCAATTATTCCGTAAACACCCTGCGGCGGTTGAAAATTTTCCACTCCAACACTTCGCCCGACAAGAATTACATTATAACCTGCATCTTGGTATGGTTTACTGTCTGAGCCTGTGTCAGCGCACAAGTGTAAAATTGTTTTGTTTCTATTTTCTTCATTCATAACTTTCTCTTGGCTAAAACACACATAACAAATTCATCGTAAAAAGTTAGCGCGTATAACTCTTAATTCAACAGGACAAGCACCCAGCCCGTTATCAAACCTTACTGCAATCGCTTGCCTGTTAATATGTTGTTAGATTTTATCAGTCCAAAGCCGTCTAACCTTTCCCCATTCTTGTCTATCGCAATCGTGGCCTAGTCTTTTATAACTCGCCCCATTTGCTCGCAAATCATCATCTTCTAAAAACGCACGCTCTAAATCACGTTCAATCAAAGAGCGTGCTTTCTTACTAAGTCTTGGCCAGTTCTTTATTAAATCGCTAATAAATGCGCTAACCGCAATCGTCGCACGCCCGCAGTAGTAGCTAAATGCACCATGCCACAAAATTACATCATCAAAATCTAACTCTTGCGTCAAGTGCGATGCCAACCC